GACCAGCTTTGGCAGCACGTCATGCCAGCAGACGATGTCGACCCAGCGGCGCTGCGAGACGTAGAGCTGGCCCTGCAGCTGTGGCCGGAAGCGTTCATGGACGGCTCCGGAAATCCAGTATTCGACCTGCGTATGCGGCAGCGGGGCCTTGATTTCCAACAGGCCGTCGTCGCCGACGAGCCGGTCGGGACTGCATCCGACCGTGTGATCGTCGTCGGTGATGAAGCCGACTCTTTGCACGGTTACATCTTGATCGAATTCATACCAATCGACCGCATCGGCCTCGACGATCAAACCCCGCTCCATCGCCGGCGAATTGTAAAACTCGATCTTTCGCTGCAGCAGCCGCTCGGCGATCAGAACACAGGCGTATTCGCGCCACTGCTTCGACGGGTTGCCTTGCGGTGTGATGATTTTGTGGAAATTGGAGCTCGTCGGGATGCCGAGCTTGAGGCGGTCATAGGCTTCCGAGTATTGCACCACATCATGAAAGATGGGCATGACCGGCCTCTGCCTTGGCGATCTGTTCCTCAAGCGTGCTGACGGCCTTGCGATAGTCGCGGGCGGCGATCGTCGCTACCGCTGCTTCCAGCGAACCGGTTTCCTCGACGCTTTGGGCCCGCATGTATTTGAGGAACTTCGGCCCGACCTTGGCCTTCTTGATGAGCTCGACAATGGTCTTGGCCTGGGCCTCATCGATCGTTCCTCCATTTCCATCGTCATCATCGCCGACAACCACGATGTTGAAGATGTTGCAGGCGACATAGCGGCGCAGGAAGGAGTTGGTGCTTCCGACGGCCTGCACATTCGACTTGCCACCGGTGGTATCGGGCGGCGCCGGCATAAACGAATCTTCATAATGGCCGCTTGGCAGGTGCTTCAGGCGGCCGCGGACCAGAATGCCGCCGCCCTCGCATGGCTCATCGGAATACGAGAGATCCATCTCCTCTTCTGCCAACAGCGGGCGCAGATGTTTGTCGATCTCCTCGAGCGGCGCATATTTGAAGGCTTCAACCGCGCCCTTTTTCGGTTTTCCGTTGTCGATTTCGGGTAGCACGGGCGGGTTCTTAACGATCTTGATGCCGGCGAGCTTTTTGAGGATCCGCCCCTTCGCTCCATTGAACGCGAGTTCGGCCTCTTTCGCTTTGAGGCGCTCGTACATTGTCATCATGCGGTCGAGTTTCTCGACATCGGCATGAGGATCGAGCACCACCCGCTCAATCAGCGCCAAGACCGTAGGTGGACTGTCTGGAGCGGGCTCAGGCAGTGGCTCAACTGGCCGTTCGCTCTGGTCGGTTTTCCGCGTGCGCCGGGTTTGGTTATCCATCAGCATTCCTCCTTGTCCCACGCGCCTCAGCATCTCCGCGCGGTTTGAAGCCGCCGCACCAGTCAATGTCCTCTCGACCGGGCTCACCCGCTCTTCCGGCGCCCGGAAGCGACTGGCATATCTGCGCGCGCCGGGTGGCGCATGACCCGTGATCCGCTGAGCCATGCCAATCGCGGCGGTTTTACCGACACCGCATTGCGATCTTTGGTGATTGGAAGGCTGAAACGCCAAGCCGTCTGCAGTGTCTCGGCATTGCTGCCCACACTGGCATGGTCCGCGGCGTAGGCTATTGCTTTGACAGGTTCATGCCCATTCATTTTAAGTCTGCGTAGTCAGATCAAACACCGCGCGCCCAAGGCTTCGCGAGTTACGACTCCGGCTCTTCGGTAATGAAGCCGGTGATATCGGCAGCGACCTGTTCGCCATGACCCTTCTGCAGCAACGAAACCGCGTAAACTGCTCCGCCAAAAAAGCAGTTACGTAGTAGGGGAAGAAGCACTTCGTTCAGCGGCGTGTCGATAACGTACTCGTCAAGGATATGAAACCACGACTCGTTTAGAGAGGAAATAGAGGTTGTGGATTGTCTGAAGCGAAGATCGCCGGCTGGAGGCATGCTTATTTCTCCGTTGCCACGCTGTTCCATCTTTTCTCTCCGGATGCGTGTGTTTTACCGAGAGATTATTTACGAAAATCATGAACCGGTCAATCAAAAAATCCACGCGGAGTGGTCAGATTACTTAAAATTCCTGCTCCGCGGCCTCGGTCGGCGCGATCTCGATCGCGAGGTGGTGCGGAGGCATCGAGCGGTCGGCGCGATAGAGCCAATCGAGCGTGACGCCGTATCGTCAAAGATCTTTTGGGCCGCGTCGATGGTGAGCGCTCGCGCTCCGGTTTCGTATTGGCCCTATCGGTAGTACCAGCGGGCAAGCTGTCGGTTCGCTGCAAAAGTTGTACCCCGCTGGCCGCAAATCGATGTGCCGCCGTAACTGACGCGAGGGCCACCCTGCCGACCGTCGACTGGCCCGCGGAAGTTTTACGCGATTTTGACCACGATGGCCCACGAGCACGACACGATCTGGCTGCAGCGCGCGACTTCTACTGGCGCTCGCGCCGGGCTCATCCAACTCGCCAATGACGCTCGTTCGTGTCAATGCACGTGCGGCGCATTTCGCCGCTCTGCGGTGTCCAGATCCCGGTGAGTCTCCCGGCGACCAATGATGAGGGTGTCGGAAGGCACGTCGGCGCAGGCGCGGTCGGTTAGCTCGAGTTTTTCTGCTTTTCCTGCAGGGCCAACCATTCCATGGAGCCGCGGGCCGGATCGGGTGGGGCGCCTTGTGGTTTCGCATGCAGCTTGGCTCGGATCGCCTCGGCGTCTTGGCGCATTATTTCATAAGCGGCCCAGCTCGACATTGGGGGGTTAAGCATTTCCAAGGCCCCGCTGCACGCGTCGACCTCGTCGTCATGGGCAAGATCCGGGAACCCCTCAAGAACGCGAAACAGCTCCTCGTTCCAGGCCCCTCGCAGGATTTTTATGTTGCCCGCACGGCACTGCGAGCTGAACGGCCCGAACCGTGTCAACTTGTCGCCGCTCTCCGAAGCCGGGTCCACGCTGAACCCGCTGAGCGCGCGTACGAGGTAAAAAGCCTGGTTCTTACCGGCCTGCCCCGGGTCCTGACCGAACCCGATGCGCACCCGTTTGCCGTCCTGCGCGGCGGTCTCGAGCAGCAATTTCTCGACATCTCCCGGGTTCGCCCGACCACGCACCATGTCCAGAAGCCAATAGCCCCCGTTTCGATCGAGGCCGAGTTTGATGCCAACCGTCCAATCAGGGTCGTTGAACTCGGTCTTTTCGGTCGCCGCGAGATCCCAGTAGCGGACAATGTGGTCAAGGTCCGACGGGACCTCGTCGACGACGTCACACCACTTGCGCCTGAAATAGAGACCAGCGGCCGGCCGGATCTTCCAATTGCCGTCGAGCAGCCGCGCGCGCTCAAGCAGCGGCAGTGCCAGAAGCCAGGCGAGATAGTCCGGGTTGACCCGTAGCAAAGCCGGGTTGTCGAATACCTTGGCCGGAATGAACGTGACGCTGATCGGCCGCGGCGGGTCGAAACCGGGCGGCAGATCTTCCGGTCGCGGCAGGTGTTGCACCAAGTCTTCCGGCCGATCGGCCCACTCGATGTTGCCGGCGACGCGGACATAATACCGCAGCACGCCGGCCCGCTCGGGGATCGGCTGCCCGGTCTCCGGGTTGATCCACCAACCCAAGAAGTCGGCGACCCAACTGTCCGCGTCGGGGTTGCAGGTGGCGCGGATGTAGGGCCGCACGCCGCAGGTCGAGCGGTTGCGGCTGACCATATAGAAGAACTGATGCGCGGTGAAATGCGTCAGCTCGTCGAAACAGATCAGCGTGATCTGAGCGCCTTGCCAATCATAGACTGTGATGTCGAACTGAAGGTGCGAAAACTTGATCTGCCGCCGCGCGGCCAGCGCCACTCGCGCGCTCCGAGATGCGGAATGCCCCCGAGTCGCGGATAGAAGTTTTGGCTCTCGTCCCATAACCCGCCGGGATTGGTGATCTGCGGCGTCGTGCGCCGGAAGATGACCACGATAAAGTTCGCGACCCGGCCGACATGGCGCAGCGGTTCCATGAGCAGCGCGTAAGTTTTCCCGCCACCGGCGGCACCGCCGTAAATGCAGATGTCGGCGGGAGTCTGAAGAAAAGCGGTCTGCGGTCCGGGTTGCGCCGAAATCGTTGCCGTATATGAGGGCGACATCGGTCACATCCTTTGCGCCGAGGCCGCGCGTCGCCTGTCGCTCGGAAGCGGGGCACGACTACTACTGGGCCAAGCGAAGACAGCAATTATAATTTGGCAGGGTGTTGCCATAAACTTGGCGATTACGGCAGCAAATATCAAATACTCTTGAGTCATGATTTCGTTCCTATTTCTAAAATAATTGCTTCCTCGTTTGACTCTTGAATAAAGCTGTCTCGATTCTGTTCTGATTAGATATGGCGTGAGAATTATCGACGCTTTTTTCGGGCGAGATATTTCTCTTGTGCTTTTCGCAGCACCTCCGTAAGCCCAGGATCTCGGCTATTGTCCGGCAGAAGGATGACCACCTGTGATGGCGACCCGGCATCGGTGCTCGAAACTCGGTCGGGTGGACCTTCATCCTCGTGCAGGTGCATCCTCGTCTTCAGCCAGAAGATTTGCGCTGCGACATTGCCCGCGGCTGCTGTGGCAAACAAGTAACCGCAGATCGCCGCATTGGCCTCGGCCATGCCGAGATCCAGCTCATTACGAAAGTGCTTGCGCAGCGTCTTTGTATCGCAGCGGATCATCGTAGCGATGTCCTCCTGCCGGACGCCGCGAGCCGCCAACGACCGCACTTGGTCACGCATCTGATGAGTCGCGACGAACGCTTTTCGCGCCATGTGTACCTCCTAACTGACTGGGATCCGGCCCATTTCAGCTGGCGGCACACCCTCCTTGTCGACCAGCACGGAGATCGCCCACCCCAATGCGAGCATGACGGCAGCGAGCGTATCGTAATCCGCCTTGGTATGAAGCCGCGGATTGTACACGTAGGGCATTAATCGCTCGATCGGCCAACACGCAACCCGGCGGGCTGGCCTCGGACCCGCATTTGCGGGCCCCGATGGTGTTAAGAACATTTTTCACCTAATCCAAATCTTATAGAAGCGGTAGCAGATCATAGTGCTTTGCTCTATTCCCTGAAACCTCCTAAAACCTGAGCTCAATCATGCGGTCCACGAACCGAACAGCCTGCTCAAGCTCGATTCGAAGGTGACAGAAGGCCGCCAACGGGTTGTCAGGCATCGCCGGCTGGCTGTCGGGTGACGGTCTGGCGCGCCCGGAGATAGATATCAAGAAGGCGTTCTCACCCGTTTCCTCGTCCCACGGCGGGTTCGCCTTATCATCCGGTCTTGTGCGTGGCGGAAAATCCAATTTGAAATACCAGTAACCAACCGTTTCCGGTGCCACGCAATAACTCTCCGGATCGATGGAGCTAGCCAGGAGCATCAAGCGTAATCTAGTCATCCAGGCGGCGACCGACCCGGCACGAACGTGTTGCAACAACGCCGCGGCGATGACGCCTTCGACAAGGTTCCATTTTGAATACGCGCGATGGTTCCCCTGCCCGACGTCAGCCGGCGCGCTGATGATCCCGCGATTGACGCACTCGCGAATTTCCCCTCTGCCAAGAGAAGTTACTTTCTGCAACTCGGCGAAGGTGAACGGTCCCGCCTTTGTTCCCATCTGAATGCTGATCAACCTGAAGTCAAAGCACGGTAGCATGCTTTTGTACAGAAGTCAAGTTTCGCGCGTTTCTCCAGCATGCAGCTGATGTTCCGATGGCTGGCCAATCCGTTTTGCTCCCTGGAGGGATAGGGGCCAATGGCCGAGGGAATGATCGAAGGCCTCACTCTGATTGGCCGGCACACGAGCGTCCTCCCCACTCAAACACCCACGTCGATTTTGACGAGCACGGCTGCTGGGGGGATCGCGGGAAATTCCCGAATTCACGAGCGCACCTCCAAGCGCTTGACAATCGAGGGCGCTACACGAAATAGGCCGAAAGTTCCGGGGCTGCGTCCGGCTCTTTTTTATAGACGGGAAATTGAGGGGCAAAGGCGCGGGTGCGAAGGCCTGAGCCGGTAGATGTTTGCGCAGCTCGCGCTGGTTATCGCCGCAGCCGCGCTTGAGGACTAACCAAGATCGATTACGT